GGGTAGTACCACATAGCTTGTCCACTACCTCATTGTCAAAACCTATGATGTTATGGCCTACTAGAAGCTCTGCGTTCTGCAATAGTGCAGCTCCATCAGCGATAGAACCATGTAGGTTATCGTGATCAGAGAACTTGTAGACTTGTTTAGTGTCTAGGTTTTGTGCAACAATCATCCAGATAGTGTCTGGGTCTAGACCATTACATTCAATATCATAACATAGGCGCATCATGCGTCCTTTCTTCTTTGTTTAAGTACATCCTTAAGTCATTGTACCCACCAATCAGTTCATCATTTCGATATATGATAGGTACAGTATTCATTAAGGATCTTTCCATTATTCGTTTTCCCATACTTACTTGTATGTCTATAGCATATTCTGTTATGCCCTCACCTGTTTCTCTAAGTAATTCTTTAGCTTTCTCACAGAATGGGCAGTTAGCTATGCTATAAATTTCGTACATCTTTCAACTCCTGTAATTTGTTTTCTAAATCTGTTAATTCTTTACTGAGTGCAAATAGCTCTTCTTCTTTCTGATCTATCTCACGTTGTAAGTTTTCTATTTCTCCACACACACTCATTGTTTTTTCCACATCAATGCATCCCAAGACTCTGGAAACAACTCGTACATTACTGTATCAATCTGTTCAGCAACTTGTCTTGTTTCTTGTTGTGTATCATCTGCTACACGTAACCTACACATATCTGCAAATGCATCAAGACTACCAGACCAATACCATTCAGTGAATGTATTAGTTGGCAACACAAATCTTGCTTGTTCTTCACAAACACCCATGTTTAACAGGTACTTATAAGCTTTAGCTGATTCTATTCCTTGGTGTCTAATAACTTCCTGTAAGGTATGTTGTTTCTCTATCGGATCTCCTGACCCTTGTTTCTTATCAGAAGATTTAGATCTTAAGTTTTCTGGTTCGTGAAACTGAGGATCATTGTCAACATATCTACGACTAATCTCATTCCACCTTAAGAATTTATGTTTAACTAGTTGTCTTGCTACTGCAATAGGGGCTTTCACATGGAAAGATACAAAGCAATGACCAAATGGTGACAGATGTTTATGTTTTGCAAGATATTTTATTAGTTTTTGATCACGAGTAGATAGTATTTTATGTGATGCACTACCTGTTTTATGGTTAGTTGTACTTTCCCACTCACTTTTCTTACCAAAACTAACTCGTGCAGCATTAACTACAGACAGATCACTGCCCATATGGTCAATATAAGTCGCTATTATCATTCAAAAACCTTTCTATGTCTACCTTTACACAAAAGATAGCTGTTCCATTGTTTTGTTTCATTACTTGAGCACGAGATTCTGCTTTTTTACACTCAATTTCTTTTGTAAAAGACCCTAATTGGTAGTGTTCTACTTGTATTCCTGATAATAATTGCATCCACATGAGTATCCACATGCTATTTATCCTCTCTTGAGCCTTGGATATCTTCAAATCCATCAAGACCCTCTGGTTCTTCTGTTTTATCTCTTACTGCTCTGTGAAAATCAATAATTCCTCGTGCAACTTCTTCGATTTGACTTCTATGAATGCCAATATCTTTTAATTCATTATCACTTAATAAGTGTAATTCTCTAACTGTTGCGTTTATATTAGCTCGTTTTCGCAGAAGCTCTGCTACGTCTTTAATCCAACTCATATAGTACCTCATTGATTCTTTTGTTAGCATATTCCATGTATGTGTTGCAGATTTTGTTATCTAAACATTTTGCATACACTATTTCTATAAACTCTTTCTCTGTACACCAATCACCTAGTATGTAGGTAACTCTAATTATCTCATCAATTTCTGTTTCTACTCTTTTAAATTTACCCATTTTGTTTACTTTCTGTAGCAATTTTTACTAGATATTTAGCAAAATTGATTGGAGTTAAGTGAGTTTCTTTTTGAGGTAGTCTAGGTAATTTATTATTGTTTCTATGAACACCACCACCAACTTGATAGGTTCCTTTAGTTTTTGTCATAATAAAATCTAAAGGTTTTTTGTTTCCAACAAAATACAACCAAGTTTTCTTAGTAGCTTTATGTCCATAATCGCTTTGCCAAACTTCTCCTACCCATTCAGTTTCTGATACTTTTAACCAACCTTCTTTGTTTGGTTTTGTTAATCCAAAAGTTTTCCATGCTATTGTTTGTGCAGGATGTTCTAATACACCTCCGTATTTTCTAACTGATTTTAAAGCTGCATCAAAACATCCATTATCATCTCCTATTTTTGCACCCCATCGTTTTAAGTTGACAGGAGCCATTTTACCCCATCTTCCACAAGGAGGATGTGCTATCACAGGATTTGGTCCATTGTATAAACGTGCATCTTTGCTTTCATCCCAACAGTCAACATTAGTCATTTCTGAGTATGGTCCTTTTGTATCAACATACAATGCTGCAACTTTACTCATTCTTTGCATCCCGATCTAGTTGTTCAATCCGCATCTCTGCGTATCTCATAACTTTTCTAAGATCTGTAATTTCTGAGCCAATCTTATCTTCACCCTCATAGATCTTGTGACCTGCCCTCATAGCATATTTGATTATGTTACCAGTGTGAAACTCTAGTCTGTTTTCCATTATGAATGTAATAGGTTCTATAACATATCTAGTGTAATGGTCGGGTTTGTATACGATATTGTCGTTTTTATTTGACATTTAATGTCCTTTCTCTAAGTCCCTTATAGAAGGGAGTTATTCTCTTTAAAAATTCGACCCCTGTGGTCGAATTTATTTAGTACTATAAGAGGTAATTGATATGACCAAAGGAACACATCCTAATAGTCTCAAGAATTTAGCTCCCCTATTCACTAAGGAGAATGCTAAAGAAATGCAATTAAGATCTGCTGCATCTCGTAAGGCATCTAGTGATGCTAGACAAGCCTTAAAGATGAGTATGGGAGATTGGAAGAAATATAAGGAAGATGTACTTGATCATGTTGATATGAACTCCTTAGATGTCTTGAAGATACTCATGTTTAAAGCTTTAGAAAAAGAAGACTTTGACACTGCTAGTGATCTTGCAGCTAAAGTTGCAGAATACGAGCAACCCAAACTTCAACGCAGAGAATTACAAATCGAAGAGCTTGGCACAGACGCTTTGTCTGATGAAGAGCTTGACAGTAAACTGAAAGCCTTGCGGATCGTGTAAGATTCTGCAAGAATCTGCCAGTGCGCTTTGTCGGTTTACCAAAAAACCTGAAAGTGCGCTTTGTCGGTTATAGATTATAAGACCCCAAAGACTCCGTGTGAGTCTCTGGGGTTTTTTTTATTCGTCTTCTAGTTGACGTAGATCTGTATCTACTGTCTCATTAATTACAGCATTAGAGTATTCCTCAGATACTGTAGTTACAACAGTGTTAGTAATATCGACAACTGCTACACTGATACCTAATCCGATACCAATATGAACTAGAGCTGTAAGAAATGTTGAAATCATAATTATCTCCATATGGTTAGATCAAGGTCGGGGGTGCTTCTCAGGAACAAATTGCCTCCACATTATCCCCCAACATTAACGCAGCTTGATCTGCGAGATACTTCTATCGGCTATTTTTTTGCGGTAGTGAGCCGCTTCATATCATTGGTGATCTTGCCCACCAACTAGGACCAGAACAACTGGTACACGTCTGTTATGGCAAGATACCTACAGTATCACCATATTGTTCTTTAAACTCTGGACTAGCATAGTTTAGCTTGAGTCCATGTGTTGCTTCATGGATGTAACTATCACCCATTTCGTAACTACCAAAAGTTGCATCTGTTTTAACTGCTACGAACCAACGAGCATATTGATTAGTTGATTCGTTTTTTGGAAGTTGATATGTTTTTAGCAGTCTCATTTCAGTAAGACCAAATGGACCATCACCTTTATAGATAGCGTATGGGTCTTGCGTTGATCTTGATTTACCTAATAGATTTTTAGCCATGAGTCTTCTCTTTTCTTAGTTGGATCTCAATAGATTTAATTCTTTCGTAAAGTTCATCTATTTGTTCTTCCATAACTGTTACTAGTACTTCAAGAATATTTACTTTACTTTGCATAGTTTATCCTATCTTATGTTAGCTGCTAG